GTTCTTGGTCCCGCCATGGGGGCGCACGGACTTACCTATGACTGGGATATCCGTCAAAGCCCGGGAAAGATCGAGGTCGATTGCATCGTGACGCATGTCATGGGGCATTCGAAGAAAGTGTCGATGTAAGGCCCTCCGGACAACAGCGGAAAGAAAAACGTTCTGCAACAGGGCGGCAGCACGATCACATACCTGCAGCGTTACACCCTGCTAGCGGCATCCGGCATGTCCACCAAAGGTGAAGACGACGACGGTCAGGGCGGTGCAGAGGGAGATTCCGGTCAGTCGTCCCACACGGAACAGCAGGGAAACAGTAATCGTGCGGCAGCTTCTTCTCAAGCCACCGAGAAGGTGACCTACGACCAGGAGAAGTTCGACAAGAACAAGGACGACTGGAAGACCGTCGTCGCGACCGGTCGAAAGACGCCCGAAAAGATGATCGCGTTCATCGAAACCAAAGGTGCGTCGCTGACCGAATCGCAGAAGAAAGAAATCCGGTCGTGGGCGCAGGACAACGGCAATCAGGGAGCGTAACAAGCATGGAAACTCACGACCTAATTCAGGGTTCCGACGAATGGCTTGCCTTTCGCCACAAGCATTTCGGCTCTAGCGAAGCCGCGGCGATGCTCGGCCTGTCCGCCAACGTGAAGCGCAACGAGCTGCTTCACATGAAGCACACCGGCACGGCGAAGGAATACAGCGACTGGTTCCAAGAGCACATCCTCGACAAAGGTCACGAAGTTGAAGCGCTTGCCCGGCCGCTCGTCGAAGAAGCCATCGGCGAAGATCTTTACCCGGTCGTCGGCTCTGAAGGTCTGCTGTCGGGATCGTTCGACGGTCTGACGATGGATGAAACCATTGCGTTCGAGCATAAGCAGTTCAACCAGGCGCTGTTCGACTCGATCAAGCGCAAGGAACTGCCCGACGCCTACATGCCACAGGCGCAGCAGTTGCTGATGGTCAGCGGCGCCAGCAAACTGCTTTTCGTTTGTTCCGACGGCACGCGGGACAACATGGCCTCGATGTGGGTCAAGCCAGATCCGGCGTGGTTCGAACGCTTGCGCGCAGGCTGGGCCCAGTTCGAGAAGGATCTGGCCGAGTATAAACCGCGCGAACTCGCCGAGAAGCCCCAAGCGGAAGTGATCATGGGCCTCCCGACTCTCGCCGTGCAGATCGAAGGCAAGGTCGTCACGAGCAATCTGCCGCGCTTCAAGGCGGCCGCCGAACAGTTCATCGCGAACATCAAGACGGATCTGCAAACGGATCAGGACTTCGCGGACGCGGAAGAAACAGTCAAGTTCTGCGAGAAGGCCGAGAAGGAACTCGAGGTCGCCAAGAACGCCGCGATCTCGCAGACGGCCAGCATCGACGATCTGATGCGCACGCTGGACCACATCAAGGCGCAGCTGCGCGAGAAGCGTCTCGGACTCGACAAACTGGTGACGAAGCGCAAGGGCGAGATCAAGGATCAGATCATCGCCGACGGCCGCAAGCGGTTCGCCGACCATGTTGCGGCGCTGAATGCGGAACTCAGCATGGTGCGCCTCGATATTGCGGCTCCAGACTTTGTTGCTGCGGCGAAGAACAAGCGCACGCTTGCGAGCCTGCATGAATCGATCGATACGACCGTTGCCAACGGCAAGATCGCCGCCGACGCGGCCGCGCGCGAGATGCGCTCGAAACTCGACTGGTACCGGCCACAGGACGAAGCATACGGTTTCCTGTTCCGTGACCTGCAGACGCTTATCCAGAAGCCGGCCGATGACTTCAAGCTCGCCGTGACGTCGCGCATCGAGCAGCACAAGAAGGTCGAGGAAGAACGACTCGAACAGACTCGTCAGGCGCAGGCGTGCGCCGCCGAACAGACCGCATCTCAGGAAGCCAGCTTCGCGCCGACTGCGGCCGCCAGCACGCCTGCCGTGGCCGCCGCGCAGCCGGTCAAGACACCCGCCCGGACTGGTCGCGCCGCCGCACCGAAGCGCCCCACCGACGACGAGATCATCGCGACTCTCGCGACGAACTACCGTGTGCACGAGAGCGTCGTTCTTTCGTGGCTGCTCGACATGAACCTCGAGGCGGCCAACGAACGTCTGGCAACCGCGTTCTGACCTTTTCCCCCCAGGAGAGACACCATGGCATTTGAGTACGAACGGCAGCTCACCAAGATCACTCACATCAACGTCGGACAGGAAAAACATGGCAATCAGGACGTCAATGCTATGGACATCGACTTCCGATACACCGCCAGCAATCAGGCGCTCGCGATGTTCTCGCCGACGCTGAAGTCCTCGCTATACGAGAAAGAGGACTCGCCGCAACAGGAAGTAAATCCCGACGCCGACCACATGACTGTCGTCAAGAATCCGAAGATGGGACCGATCAAATGGGACGAGGTCTACGAGAACGCCTCGGTGACCGTGCACATCGGCGCCAGCGGAAAGGGAGACGCCGTTTTTGGCGATGCCAAGGTGCGCAGGTTCGTCATTGAGCCGAAGCAAGGCGGCACCGTGGTCTTTTCGTTTCAGGTCCGCTGTCATCCCAGCAACGGCGACATCGAGAAGATCGCCGGAAAGCTCAATCAGGAAGTCTTCGTGACTGTCGATCCTGAAGGCGGAGACGGTGACGAAGAAAAACCTGACACCGGTACCGGCGCGAACGAGGTCGATGACCAGTTGAAAGCTCAGCGCGGCCGCAAGAAACAACCGGAACTGGTCGCCTGATCAACGGGGGAAAGCCCACGATCCGGATGAAGCCGATTGAGGCGTGAATCTCCGTTTCGCGGCATGCAAGTACCCCACCCTTTTGAGGAATGTCATGGGTGAAATCGCTGAATCGATGCTCGACGGGTCATCTTGCGAGCAGTGCGGCGAATACCTTGGCGAGGCCGTTGGATTTCCGCAGTGCTGTTCGGGATGCAGCGAAGACGCCGACAGAGAAAGCAGCAAATCTCGACGCGCAGCAAACCGTGAAAGCTCGAACCTTCTGTTGCGCGAGCGCGGATATCAGTTTGAAGAAAAGAACGGCGCAGCCCATCTCATTGTCAGGACGGAACTAGGCGTGGTCGACTTTTGGCCCGGCACTGGAAAGTTTGTGTTTCGCCAAGGCGGATACCAAGGTCGGGGCGTGTTCAACCTGATGGGCCGTGCGGCGCCGGCATCCGATACCGCGCCAAACTCGTCGATCGAGATCATATGGGCGCCGCACATGACGTCGTTCGCAATCAGGACTTACGTAGCCGCTGGCTTTACCGTCATCGGCGCACCCACGGAGGCAGCGTGAGAGCAGAAATTGAGAAGTACCTCGGCACCGTCATGCAGTCCACAGCTAGGACGATCGCCGACAAGCTGTGCATGGACCGGCTGTCGGTTTCTCGCGAGCTCAACGCGATGGTCAGCAGCGGCATTCTCGAGCGGAAGCTGGAAGGCACCGGCGCGCGGCACACGGAGTACGTCTATTGGCTCACGCGAAAGGACGCGCCGCAGGTTTCTCAAGATGGCGTGGACATGCGCCCTTCGACTCTCGCGGCGGGCGCCGTGGCGGCCCCGAAATCGGCCTCACCGGTGGTTGAAAAACCGGAAGTGACCGACTCCGACGTTAGCGCCGTCGAATAGTCTCTCGATCTCGCTTTGCAACTGCAGGCCGTGACGCGTGAGCGCGATGAATTGCAGAAGAAGTTCTTGACGCTCGCCGATAAGTCGACGGTCCTGCAGCTAACGCACGACAAGGAAGTGAAAGCGCACGAGACGACGCGCGATGAGGCGAATGCCGCCTTCAGACAGTTGGAGGAACTCCGCAATTCTCTGGCAGACGCGATCAGGCGCGCGGATGACTGGAAGGAAAAGCACGACGTGCTTCAGCAGCGCATCGACCAGTACGACGAACGCCAACGTTTCGAAGCGTGGTTCAAGAATCGTCCGGAGTCCAAGGGATCGACCGACTCCACGTCCCTGATGGAAAAGATGTGGGAAGCGTGGCTAGAAAGGTCACGGCCCGTCGAGGTCGCAGCATGACGACCGACGAACCTATTTTCCGCGCACTGGCCCGGCTGGAACACGCCGACATTCCGCCGAGCGATCGCGAAATTCTGCGGCCCGCTTTCGCTGCCTTGCATGGCGGTCAGGCGCTTGCGTTGCCCGAACGTGTTGTGAAGAGGATTCGCGCGCTCGACGCGCAACTGGGTGGGACGTCACGCTGACCCCCGCGTGGCGTGTGTTGAAAGCGGCGCTGTCCCGGCCGCTCTTTTTCGAAATCATTCTGGAGCATCTATGAACGCAATCTCAAATCTGCCACTGGCAAAGCAGGAAGTTCCGACCGTTTTCGGCACGCCGTGGGAAGGCGGTTACTTCGCCGGCATCATCACCTTCAACGGTGACGTGTTCGCACAAGTCGTCGCGCCGAAGAACGAAGGCGATCTCGGTCCGGTCATCTGGCATCCCGATTACAAGCTGATCGAGGGAGCCGACAGTTTCTTCGACGGACTCGCCAATACCAAGGCGATGGCCGAGGCCGGCAGCGAGATCGCACAACAGGTGCTCGAGCTGCGTATCGGCGGTTTCGACGACTGGCACATCGGCGCGCGCGATCAGGTCGAGCTGCTCTACCGCGGCTTCAAGCCGACCACCGAAGAGAACTACGTCTACCGCAGCGGCGACAACCCGAGCAGTCTGCCGGTCGGCTATCCGTATTCGATCCACCTGCCGGGCCAGACGCCCGTCGAACTGTTCCGTGAAGGCGGCGCAGAGTCCTTCGCCGACGAGTGGTATTGGACAAGCACGCAGTACTCGGCCCTCAGCGCTTGGTACCAGGGTTTCGCAGATGGCTACCAGGGTGCGGACGGCAAGGACGGCAAAGGCCGGCTTCGCGCGGTCCGCAGAGTCAAAATTTAGAAATTCAATCATTTCGAAGGCGCATCACGACCGATCGCATCGAACCATTGGAGAAAGCATCAATGAGCAACACAAGCGAAATCGAAGTTCCGTTCCACGGCGGCAAGCTGAGCGTGCCCAAGGATGTTGCCATCAACGCATGGCTCGACAAGGTCATGGGCCGTACCGAAGAAGCTGTGCGCAGCGTTCCGCGTATCGGTGAAGTTTGGCCCGGCCAAGGCGGGTTCAATGGTGGCCTCGCGCGGCATGCCGATGGCCGGCCGTACTGGTTGATCATCTCCCCCGACACGATCGGCGCCTTCGGCGACGTGGAGTGGGGAGGCTACGGCGTTGACGTGCCGGGCGCCAAGGACGAGTTCGACGGATACGCAAACACGCAGGCACTGATTGCCACCGGCGATCATCCTGCAGCTCGCAAGTGCAGCGAGGTGGAGTTCGAATGTCACCGTGACTATTACGTACCCTCGAAGCGAGAAAGCGCGGTGCTTTACGCGAACGTTCCTGACCTGTTCATCCGAGAGTGGCACTGGACGTCTACGCAGTACTCGGCCGGCGACGCTTGGTGCCAGTATTTCACGAGTGGCACCCAGGATGCGG